TATCCATATACACATACCTATTTTTATAATCATGAGCGGATAGGTCCACTCAGAGGGATACATAAAGTTGTCCAAACTATGCGGCTGGAGCATTCTTGTCAGAAAACTCAATGCGTCTTGAGACATAACGGCAGATAAACTGGTGTTCCGTCATATCAGAAATGTAATCATCGATATCCTCAGCAGAGAAATCGATAACACCTTCATGAACAAGATTCATCAAATTGTAAACTGACCAGGGGAGAAGAAATGGTGGCGGTGAAACAGCTCCTCTCCTGTAAGTTCCAGCTTGTGGTTGATAACATGATTCTGCTAATGCCTTAATGGCCTTGTAAGAAATATATACAAGTGCAAAGACCATTGCAAAACAGGCAACATTGCGTAAAAACATGTTCTCACCACAGTTGACGACCTGAAAGGAATTAACGACAGTTCCTTCAGCATCGACAACAGGAATAATACGCTCCACGAAACACTCCTGTGGAACATACTCACCGGCTTGCTTACCGTACAACTCAACATCATCAACCGTGTCTTTATCATCGGGATCGATTCCACGAATGTAACGATCCTTCCAATGTTCAACACGTTCTTCAAATGTCTCATCGAGTAAGGTACACATATGCGAGATACCAGCTTGTTCAGCTACTTCACGCATTTGTGCCCGACGCATCTCATAAGTGCCCTTCCCATGGTTAAACCATTCACGAAGAGCACCATCAATGTTATCGGCAGCAAGTTTTTCCTTGGTGTTAGCCTTTGACTTCAAATTTGAGTGAAGACTCTTGAAAATCGATTCCTCATCCAAAGCTCCCATAATACATCCAGTTTGAGCACAAAACACATTCTTTCTTTTCAAAAAGTCTGCGTCAACGTCTCGCATGAATGCAGTAGGAGTGGATTCCTTATCGGGCATTGTGAAAACCATGTCGTGCTTAGCGAAAAACTCAGCACAATACAAATGGTTAAAATCATCATTGCCAACTTTCACAGAGCCTTTAACATCATCTCCATAAGTCATCAAGGCACAAATATCACGGAATTTGGTCTTATTCTCAACTCCACGCAGATTGTAAAACGCACTACGGAAAAGCAAAGAATTCACCACCGAATTGATATACACAGTTAGATTCTGTCCAGAAGGATTAGAACCAATGTGTTGGATCAAATCACCGTTGTAGGCCATCACAGGATAGCAAATATCGGTGGCAATTCCGGTCATAATTGTAATGTCTCTCTCTGAATATCCGCAAATACGTGCAATCTCAATAAGAATGCGGAATGCGGAAAACATCACTTGAGCAGGCATACGCAAATCATACTTAGAATAATCCCCAGCAAGGATTCTATCTTTACCATGTTTGCGCATATGCTCAGAGAGATGGGACCAATCAGGTCCTTGACAATTAACACCAACGGCGCACTCTGATAAAGCAGGAAACAACGACAAAATTCTTGCAATGGGCAAGAAATATTTGCGTGTCATCATCTGCAAAACAATAGGTGCGGCTTGGAACACACGAACCTTATCCTTAGACAACTTGGTTGGTTCATCTTTCAAACAGGCTTTAAAAGCAGGATAATATCGCTCTCCACGAGCATACATTTCCTCAGCTTTATCGAACTCTTTCCAAAACATATCATCCAGTTCTGCAGGACAATTAAATTCCTGAAACATTTCTGGATCCAAATATGCAAGGTAAGCTCGTTTTGGGCCTGACAAAGGATAACCTACAGAAGTATTAGGAGGCATCTTATCTACGAATTTCTTTCCATCAATTCCGCAGATTGTCTCCATTCTAGTCAAAGGTCGTGTGTTTGTTCTCATTGCGTGGTACTCACTCAGCAATTTCTCAAAAGGTTCTAAATAATCTTCGCATGCGCGAGCAAGTAAAGATCCTTCAATACCATGAGATGGCTGACATGAGTGTTGCAATGAGGCGTGCCAAGGGTCTCCCTTACGAAATTTAGGAGCACCCCATTTATTAGGAATACCACAAACGGCTTCAACATGCTTTGAAATACAAGAAGTAACTACATCAGAGTAGTACGTAACTCGTCCAAGACATGTTCCAAAAACCTCAATGTTTGGGCATTTTCCTTCTAAAATTGGCAAGCGTCGAAGTGGAGATTTCTCATGAATTTCATCAGATGTCATAAACTGCACACCATACTTTTCTGTTTCCATGGTACCCGCACTAGCCGAAACTAATACGGATGGAATAGATTGAAGTTTGGCAAGAGCTTTATCAATCTGACTTCTCAAGATAGTGCCTCCACATCCCTTGGGTGTATTGTCAATTCCACCCAAATGGAAAGCTGCAAAATAAGGCGACTTAGTCTCACTGATCAAAGGTGACATACACATTCCAACACAAGTGTTAAAATTAAGTGTGTAGTAACCACCAGCAAAACTAGTGTGCCCATTTGTTGCCTGACAATGCTTAATAGCTGTAGGAGAAGTTTTCACAATTCCTTGATCATCCTTCCAAATCAGCTCAGCAGCATTGTGCTTTCCAACAGGCATAGTAGTTGGGAAATAATCACGAAGATCCTTCCACGACCCTCCATTTGGAATCCAAACGAGGGATGCATCCATACCTGGAATATCAACTGAATGTTTGCGCGATACATAACTCTTAAAGTTACCACCAATCGACTTGCGATCGTGTCTAGTAAATTCGCACAACATCTCATCCGACATCCAGGCATGATGAGGCATCATCATAACATTGGAACAGATAAAAAAGGCATCTGTACCATAAAATTTCCCATTGACAGTAGTACCCATAAAAGTAAGGTTTCCTTGAGCCATCTTCTTAAGATTAGCATATGTTGTAGTCTTGCTCTTGTGTGAAACAGGAACAGAACTAACAAACACATTGGCCCAATTCATTTCCTCCTTAATTTTATCGGTAATGTCGTTGGCATCCCGCTCATCAATTTCTCTCTGAGTAGGATGCATCATACCTTGCGCGCCAAATGCTGACTTAGTTGCACGAATGCTACGAGCCATCATATAAGCGGTAGCCAAGAGAGCACTTCCAGCAAGGATGTACTTAATCTTGGAAGACATTTCAATACGATGCAAGCGATCCGCCACGGTCGTGTCGCGAGTTGTTTGTATTAACAAATTGTACTCTGTAAGCCAAAGATAGGCAGCAGAAGCACAGAAAATGAAAATAACATACACAAGCGAAATCAACTGACGTGGTAAACAAGCGCCAACAAGCAAAGTAAATGTCAAGGCAAGGGTGATTCCTAGATACTGAACATGACGTGGAAAATAACCATACCAATAAGCATATACCATACGAACACTCCTGTTCTCGAAAAAACGAGTAGGAGTCCAATTCGCAATTGGTAATAAAAATGGATTGGTAAATTGTTCCAGTCTATCAAACATATCAGAATAAGTGTATCCCGCAGAAAATGAATCAACAAATTCACGGGCTTTGTTCCGAATGTATTCTCCAGACTGTTTGCCATATCTGTACCTGTCGGGCTTTCGAAGATCTTCTTCAAACTTCATTTCTTCGATCTCGGCAGCCGTGGGTGCATCCCAGTGCGTGTTCTTTCCGCGTCCAAAGTTAACAGCAGGTTTCACATGTTTAGCCGGCACGTATGGCGACTCAATGTATGTAACCTTATGTTCTTCCTCTCCACACAAGCAAATTGTTTTGTGAGATTTGCATCCCTCACAAAATGCGAGTTTCTTAGAAAGATTACTGTTCTTTGCAACTAAGCGTTTTTGTTCAGCAAAATGTCTAGACGAATCAACGTTAACAAATTTCATTACTGTAAAAATATCAACGCCATTCAATTCAACACCATTCCAAACAAGTGTTTTCCATCCAATTGAATCAGGCTTTCCTTTAGTCTTGCTAGGAATAGGATAAGCTTTTTCAACATGGAAATACCACAAATCTGGAACGTCTGGGATATTGTCTTTACCGTAAAATTCTTCAACTTTTCGAGTACAAAGCATATTGTTCTCAGCAAATTGAGGTTTCACGGTGGTGGTCAAAATAACATTAGCACGACGTGCAATAGACACTGGCTCATTTGAATAGGTATGAGCACAAAAATCTTTTACATTAGTGGTGCATACGACAACTTTTGGCTGGATAGAAACCTTACCTTTCAGTTCAGCTTCTGCCATATTGGCATACATTTTAACATTATTGACTAGTTCTAGGATTCGTACTGTGGGAGCAGTTTCCACGAAATCGGCTTTGGTATTACCAACATCGTCCAAGAAAACTCCCATAATCGAAGATTTGTAATTTGACATGTACTTGTCATGTTCATTTAACACAATCATCGATTCATCATCAGCACGAAATCCATTGAAGACTAAAGTACCTACCATTAGCAAAGGGCCAACGGTAGATTTACCAACACTTGATTTTCCAAAAATACCGATACAGTATGGTTTCTCACGAATACCACCTGATTGTCGATACTGTTGAAATGTGCCGTGCAAATCTTGTAATTTAGTCAATCGGTCTTGCAATTGCTTCTTAATCAGAGTACTTTTCACAGTTTTGTATAAGCGCTTACCCAAATCAATGGTATCAGCATACAATTTCTCTAAATCGTTCTCATCAATAGACAACATTGCAAGATTTCCGGGGCGAGCAAAATCAGCGTATTTGCGACATTTGAGATAATTGTCATCAAATTTACGCATCTCATGCTCTCCATATAATAAAGGTTTGATCGATCCAGTGCGGAAACTCTCATAGCCACCTTCAACAAAGTAGGTAACTGTAGAAAGAGAAGCATCCATTAGATCAAAAGCACTGACGTGCTTGGGAACAGATAATTCCGAAAACATCTGAAGTCCAGCAACATCTGTATTCATTGAAGCAGCATTCACAAGTCCTGCTCCTATCAACAAAGACAGAAGTTTCGAAATTTTCTCAAAACCTTCATTATTTACGGCCAATTTCCAATTGCTGTTAATAAGACGTAGGGTTTGAAGCCATGCAGCTTCATCACCCAAAGGTGTCTCATTTTCTTTCTCTTCTTCATCACTCTTCTCACCAGCTTGAATCTTGTACAACTCGATCTTGTCGAGTGCAAAAATGTCCTGAATGCATTGAATAACAACAGAACTAAGTGAAGTATCAAAGTGTGATTTAACAAAAGAAAGTACAGCAGCTAGAACGCC